AACTAAATCCATATCAACATCGTTGCTCTTTAATCGGTTTAATTCGTCTCTTTCTTCACCAAGTCGTTTTACTTCTATCTCGGAACTTTCTAATTCGTTTTTTAAACGCTCTATTTCCCCTTCAGATGTTTGAATGGATAAAGTATAGGTTTCGTTATCAATCGTCAATTGTACCTTGTTATAAGTGTTACTAACGAGTGTTTTACCCCAATTAAGATATATTCCTTTTGCAATGTCTTCTTTAACCTTTAAATTTTCAAGTCCTAAGAACTTAGTTAGGGTTTGTCCCCTAGCAGTAGGTTTAGATTCTATCAATTCTTCAAGGTTATTACCTGTTGACAGGATTGTTGCAAGGAAATCATCTTCAGAACCAATGGCTGACATGATGAACGCTTCAGTATCACGTCTTTGTTCACCATTTTGATTACCCTTATCAGAGTCTTCAAGTTTTTTCCTGTAATTTAAAACATTAGTAACTTTATACTCACCACTTTTACTTAACTTTCTTATGGCACTGCGTTCAATGATATATTCATCACCATCAATGACAATTTCACCTTTTACGTAAACAATATCTTCTTCAGTAAACTTATTGAAGATATCGGCGTTAAGTTTCGTTTTTGTAGTTGTTCCGAAAAATAAAAATAATAGAAGGTCAATTGATATAGTACTCTTACCTCCATAATTCTTGGGAGTAGATTCAATAACTGTGATGCCGTCTAACTCTTCAAAATCAATAACATTGTTCTGACCAAAAGAAAGAAAATTCGAAAATTCTATTTTCTTGATAAACCATTTATTGTATTTGACTTTATTAGCGTTAAGTCTATCTATTTCTTCGTTAACCTTATTATCCAACCTATCAATTTTTGCTAAATCAATATCAAGTTCATTTTGTTTAATGAACTCTTTAATCAACTTTTTCTGATATTGATAGTCGGTAATGTTTTCCGAAACTTCTAGTGATTTAAGTGTCGTGGAATCGGTACTTATCAAGGATTTGGTTATAATCTTGATATTCTTCGTATTGTACTTGTCTTGAAAATAAGCTCTTACACTTCTAATTCTTTCCTTAGTAAAATTCTGCGGTACGTCTTCCCACGTCACCTTAATTATTGGGTTATTATATGTCATCCTCTAACTAGTTTACTTCTTTTGTAGACATCAACTGCCTTTTTTTTTTCTTCTTCTCTTTTTAATCTTTGTAGTTCAAAGAAAATAAAATCACACTCTTCTTTATTTGGGCCCCAATATTTTCCATTTAGTACCCATTCACCATTAGGTTGTTTATTATATGTTAATACATACTCCTCAGGAATACAAATCCAATCTTCTGCTTCGTCATTATTACTAACTTTTCTATTTAAGGCAAATAACCTTTTTTTTTCGTTAAGAATTACATCTGCCAAAACAATACATATTTGATCTCCTTGCCTGTTTAATCTAAAATAATAATTTTTATCCCATCCTAAATCAAACTTCCCCCACCATTTTTTGGCTCCTTTTTTTTCTGATAATTCTTGTAGATTCCAAAAATGCCATTTTCTATCTTGGACATTTAACGTACTTACTCCTAAGTTAAAAATGTCTTTTTGTCTTCCAATCCATCTATCACCATCCCAACTTCCATCTTCACCTTCAGCACCAATAGTTTCATCATCGACAAACACTAAGTCGATTCCTGTGTCAGTTCCACTTTTTAATCTTAAATTAAATGCTTGTAAAAATACTTCAATTCCGATGCTTCTCATTAATGCATCGTCATATACACTTTTTACTACACCATTTTCAATTCTTACAAATCTAAATGCCATTTTAATAATTATTTAATTCTGCTCTCCTCGAAGAATTCGATGACAGCGTTTATAGCCCACACGGCTCCTGCGGTGAACATTCCGTCCACAAAAATATTAATAAGGATAAAAGTTTGAAAATACGTTGACGAAAGACTACCTAACGTCAATGACATTAAAAACCCTATCCATGTACTCGTACATAACGGACAACTTATAAGCTCCCCAAAAAAAACTGAATGATTTCTAATCCACATTCTGAGTCCTTCGAATATTGACCCATAAACAATAATTGTCATCATTCCATATGCAATGAATGACCAAAAAACTAACAAACTCATGGTATTTTACTTTGTTAAAATATAAGTAAAAAAAGGGGAATTACAAAACTCCATCTTACTTTTTTCCAACTTTAATGTGATTAATTTCATCTGATTCAGAAATATCTAAAAATCTCCATACATCAATAACTGTTGACCCTTTTGGATACTTCAAATATTTGAAAAATTTATGTCTCGTGGCGACAAGATATGTTCCTTTTGTAAAATCAAAATCATATTCATCTACAAAAGGATCGTAATGTGTTACGGCAACACCTCTTTCTTCAAGGATGTTCTTCAATAAAATTGCCGGTGAACCTGTCGTTAAATTTGTTTCTTCTTTAAATGTTTTACCCAAAATAAAATATGGCCCTTCGTGTTCCATCATTAAATTAGCTAAAAATTCAGTTTGGTCTTCCCTAGCTTTCATAATGTCTTCAAAGAAATTATGTGAAAGGTCTAATTCATTGGCCAACCAACTCATCGCAATATTATCCCTTGGATGACAACCACCACCATCACCCATACCACCTTTAAGGTATTTTGTTGAAATGATTCTGTCAGTTGCTAATTTTATACCACCGATTACCTGGTCCACATCTCCCCCGTTCTTATGACAAATTTCCATAAGAGTATTTGCAAAAACAATCTTCATTCCAATGTAAGTGTTATAACTTACCTTAATCAATTCAGCATTAACGATTGCAGTCTTATAGAATGGTTTGTTATGAATAGTTTTGTAAAATTCTTCAGCAACTTGTGCCGCCTTTTCATCGTCCACACCAAATAAAACAAATTCCGGATTTAAAAAATCCTTAATGGTTGTTCCCATCGCAATAAAGAACGGGTTGTAACATAATTTAAACTTATCATTGTCTTTGATAATGGGTTTAATTTCCCTTTCAATAGTTCCGGGAAGAACCGTAGAAATTATGATAACCACTTTATCCTTCGTTTGTAAATTAATCGATTCTGAAAGTTCCGTGATGCCCTTTTTCAACCAATCGTAACTGAAGTCATCCCGTTCTTGTGGAAGTCTAGTACAACCCTCATATTTGTATTCATGCGGGGTTTGTATCGGAACAAAAATTATGTCACATTTATCTACAACATCATCGAGGTCAGTAAAAATGACCTTATGTTCTTGCATTAAATTTTCCATATCCTCTTCCATATAAGGAATTCTACTTTCTTTAATGTATCTTTCAACATCTTTGTTAAGGTCAGTTCCATAGACATTATGACCTTTACTTGCAATTGCAACGGCACATGGTAATCCTAACTTACCTAGTCCAATAAATCCAATATTACTCATCATATAAATTATTATTTTTTATCTTTTCTTTAGGTTTTACAACTATATCTGATATATTTTCTTTTGGAAGTGAATCTGGTTTTATTGGTTTAGGTATAAATGGTTTTACACCATATTTTGTTATATTAAATCCCTTGATGAATACTTCCTTGGCAAACTTTTCAACATCTTCGATATTGTTTAATTTACAATAGTCAATGAATTCCTTATCCAAGATTAACGAGTAACTCTTTTCCATTATCTAAGTCTTTAATGTCTGTTATTAAAAAATGTAAGAATGGTTGATCGTTTGGTAAATCGTGAAAAGTATATTTATTCGATTCAATGTCATAGACACCATATCCATGATGTTTAATTGTTTCTCCGTGATCCTGACCAATCATACTCCCAATCATATACCCTTTGGTATGGTCGATTAACTCAAACGTTTGACGCTTATGAATATCACCACATAATATAAGGTCACAACCTAAAAAGTTTAACTTATCATAACCATCTTCGAACACAAACCCTAAATCTGTTGATACTCCTTGTACTTGTCCATGAAACAAACCAACATATAACTTATCTTCATTAGCATTAAATGTTGGTCTTTGATTATGTTGATATAAAGAATAAACAACCCAGTTTACATTTTCATCGGAAATTACTCCTCCGTCTTTATAAAATCTAATGTTTGGATTATTCAACATTTCAATGATAGGTGTAATACTATCCATTCTTTCAGTATTGTTTTCCAAGAAATCGTGATTCCCCGGAATAATGATAACAATACCTATTTTTGATAATTCGGTTAGAAACCAACTTGTTAACATCATTTGCTCATTTGAAATGTTAATTTTTTGGTGAGCGATGTCACCCGTAATTACTATTCGAATTTCATCGTAGGTTATATCGTTAGTTTGCAACTTTGCTTCATGAAGAAACAAATTAAATTGTTTTTTATAGATATCGTGATGTTGGACTGTACGGATATGAATGTCTGATATATGTAATATTCTTTTTATCATATTAATAAATTAATGCTTTATCGGATAATGTTTTCATTATTAAAACTTCAATTTCGTGAACATCTTCAATAACCTCAGATGAAACATAAAAACACATAAAACCAAATTTTATTTTGATTTGTTGAATTTCAAAATTGGGGTCTTTTGATACACAAAATTCCAAAATTTCATCCATTAGCTCGTTCCATTTTGGATTGGTTGGCGTTCCGATTGAGAACCCGTAATGCCCATGAGAAATATGTTCTTTATACTTTTTAAGAAAAAAGAAATCATCTTTTTCAGATTTGAAGTTTTCCTTAATTTCCGGGACATGATCGATTAATACATAAAGATTTTTATAACCTTCAGGTAATTTAATTGGCTCTAATTCGTAAGAGCCAATTATCTTTTTAATATCGTCTAAACATTTCATTATTTTACGTATGGTGTTAAATCCATTGTCATTAAAGCGTTATTAATATCATTTGGAACTTTGTATTCAACAAATGTTCCGTCATCTTTCAATAATACGATGACCCCTCCTAAGAAGTTAAGTCCATCATATTTTGAACCTTTTAACATTTCTCTCAATAACCTTGCATATAAAGGTATTTGAAGATAGTAGTGACCCAAAGCATTATTCGGATGATTTTGAAATGGAGGATACATTCCTTTCGTAAAAAAGTTTGTCTCAAAGTTCTTAGGTTGATTACTTTTCCAGTCAGTAATAACTAAACCGAAATCTGTTTTCGCCTTGTTAAACATTAACCAACCCTTATCCGGTTGTCCTGTATATCCTAACTCCGGTTCACCAAGAATAATTTCTGTATCAATAAGTACAGCTCCCCTTTCTTCCATTAAGTCAAGATATTGTTTACCGGCAATAATCATTTTATCACTTTTAAGGGTCTGTTCTTCATTTATGGTATAAATGGGTTCTCTTACCTTTTTATAGTCACCATAACGACCTATTAGGTCTACTTCAAGCTCATAGTGAACCCGACTACCCATGTTGGTAGAATAATCACCTGCTTGTCTCCATTCTTCCAAGATTAATTTTTGTTGTTCTTTATCACCTTTAGCCATTCTCAAAGAAATACCCGGAGCATCAAACGGCTCGAAAAATTTCTTCATTACTTTAGATACAGATGGATAGTTAGACCTGATTTTACCTGTCTTACTATCTAACATGTAATAAATGTGTTTTGCTTCAACGAAGCTCAATCTTAATTCTTTTCTTCTTTTTTCTAATAATTCATTAATTTCTTTAGAAACTTCTTTTAAATCTATATTCATATTAATTCATTTTTTTCTTTCCTTTATTCAATAGTTGCATAAACTTTGAACCCTTTATTTCTCTTATTTGTCTCTGACGTTCATCTTCTTCGTCATCGTCATTATCTTCCCAATCACCATTTTCTAAAAATTCTTCTTCAATAGTTTCCACTCGTTCATAAATGAATCTTTCATGTATAATACCGAATTCTTGTGCTAGTACTAAAAAAGTTCCTAAATCAATTCCAAATGGAATTTGAAAAAGAATTTCATCGTTTTGAAAACATGCTATGTTAAGTTCAAATAATGCAAGTTTAAATAAACTACCATTTCTGTTATTTTCTCCCTGTCCCACAAAAAAACCATCTACATCTTGTCTAAAATTAACTGCTTTTAAAAAAGAACTAAAATCTTCGGTTGTCATATTAATCTAATTTTTTTATTTCGTAATTCGATAAATCACCACACAAATCTGCAATGTCTTTATCCAAATCTAATTGAACTATCCATACTTTGTTAAATAACTTTCCACAATTTAATGTATGGAATAATTTAACGGCATTTTCCCATGCGTCACCATCCAATACGATAATTAATTCCTTTGCATTGTCGTAAAGATAGTTAAACAAGTAATCCCCCATATGTTTACCTAACATCGGAATCGAATTCGGTAAAAATATGGAGTCAAACGCTCCTTCAACAATATAAATTGGTTTATCCCAATCTATTAAATTTTCATTAAAGATGATAATTTCCTTTTCAGCTTCAGGATTTTTATACTTCATTTTGGTGTATGACAAATACGACCTAGCGATGAAATAATTTAAATTACCTTCTTTATCAAAAGATGGGATAATGATTCTATTTTCATATTCACCTTGGTAACAGAATCCTATTTTATATTTCTTTATCTGTTCATCGGTTATATTTCGTTTTTTGATATATTTCCAAGCTTGTCTATATTGTGGAGTCATTTTTAATCCTGCCGAAGCAGTTTCAAATGAAATATAGTCTTTAGGTAAAGTTACCTTTTTATAATGTTTTTTTGGCCGATCACCGTCATCATCTGGTCTTAGTATTTCGTACTTTCTTAACTGTTTTTTGTTACCGTACTGTCTAATTAACTTTTTGATAGACCCGTGAGTATCATGAGTGTCACAACAAACCCAACACTTATACACACCGTATTCGCCTTCTTTATAGTTTACCTCTAAATTGTATTTACCGTCACCTTCGTCTAACCCCTTAATGTCATATGAGCATGTCGGACAATTGAACGTCATTTGTCCACTATACTCGTTATGGTCACGAGATTCACCTAAAATATCTTCTAGGATTTCAACGACACCTGTATAATCAACTTTTTGTGCAATCATACTAAAATATAAGAAATTTTTTTGACAAAAAAAAATCCCCNGAGACTACACCATCTCTCGGGGGACAACAAATGACAAATATTTCTATTCGTCCCTATCCATTCAAAATATACGAAAAAAAAACCTATTTATGAAATCTCTTATAAAATTTTATCCGTTTTGGTCATATTAATATAACCAATGACACAAGTAACAGCATCACTCATGTCGAAGTTTTCTTTCTTCAATGTATTTGTCTTCGTGTACAACCATTTTATTTCAGGAAACAATGTGTTTACGTGATCCCAAATAACTTGTTTCTTATCAATATCCTTTGGATATCCACCAAATAAAACGGGTTTTCCTGTTTTGTTTTCACCGACTAAATCGGGAAATGCGTGTCTTCTAGCGTTATATGTTGATATGAATGTAGGGACAACGCCCAATATATCATAACAACATTTTAGTATCATAGAATTGTACCTAAGTAAAGTTCCAATCGTATAAGCATTATTAGAATTTAATAATGGCTCTTCAATGATTACTTTTATAATCCCCATATCTTTATAATTTTCAAGATGTTTCTTGAACGCATCAGCTTTCTTTAATAGTTCTTCAATCTTATCCTCAGGTTGAGGTTTAATCTTCGGTGAAAAGTGAGTTAACTCCAATAATTCTGAACCGTTAATGTCAAATAAGGCAAACCCTGTACATTTTGTACTCACATCTAATCCTAAAATTTTAGGTGAATTTTTTAATTTATTCATTTTCATAATATTCCCATTTATATCCTCCAGATGTTTTATTTTTTTTATTTCTACAACACTCTGAAATATGTCTTATTTTTAAAGTTTTTTCGGCCAATCCAATAGATTCCCAAACCATAATCAATATACCATTTAAATCTAACTGTTTAACTGGTTTTTTTTTGTAAATTATGTCCTTTTGATAGGTTTATAATCCATTCTTCATTAAACTTTTTACCTTTGTTTGGCGAACTTCTCCCTTTTAAAGATTCACTTAATTTTTTTTTATGTTCTTCAGACCTTTTTCTACCATTTAGCCAAGGAATTGGTTTACCTTTTTTTGAATTTGACATTTTTATTCTACTTTCGATTAAATGTCTTCTTCCTTTAGTAGATGGTGGTTGATCTCCTCCGTTTGTTCCATTCGTTAAATTACAACCAATATGTTTAAAATAACTAATATAATGAATTTCCCAAAACTTCCAATCTACTTCAGATACAATATCTAAAATTATTATTTCAGGTTTCAAATTATTATCAATTAATTTTCTAATCCATCTATCTTTATGGGAATCGTGAATAAATCGTTCATTGATATGCCTTCTATATCTTCTATTGATATCAACCGTTTTACCAACATATCTTAATTGGTTAGTTGACGGGTCTATTAAACCGTAAATATAAACTTTTTTCATATATCTATAAATACATCAATATTTAGTAAAAATATCTAACCCAAAAGAAATTGTTAAATAATTATAAACATTAAAAATCTAATTTTAAAGAGAAAACTTGTGTTCCTATTCTTTTTATTGGAATTGGTGTCTTTGCAATTACTAAAGGTTCTTTATTTGCGTCCAATAACGCAATTTCAGTTATCCTTTTTTCGGCTGTTGGAACATATGTTGGGTTCTGTGTTTCCGTAAATTGTGTTGACGGTAAATTCACTAAGAAATTCATACTTTCAACATCCGAAGCCCTAACTAATCTAACACTACCAGGAAAAGTTTGTTCTTCACCAAATTGTGTTTTGGTTAATGAAGTGTAACCTAATCCCATAATGTCTTCAATATTGAATGGAATTCTACCTGGTCCCTCATAGTCTTCGTAAGTTATAGTAAATGTTGTTCCCGTTAATCCAGTTGCGTTAATGTATGATATACCATCACCCCCAACTCTATCTGTGTAGTCAATATAACTCCATGATTCAGATAAAGGTAAATCACCTGTATTTGTTATTTGAATTAAAATATAGAAATTTTGAGCAATATATCCTGATGTTATATCAGTATAATCGTTACCTATTAAATGAAAATCTTCTCCACTAAATTTAAAACCAATATTTGACGGAGTTGTAGTTGAATCTATTTTACAATAATAATTACATGGTAATCCATTAATTGAATCGTCTTGATTTAACAAAGAATATGTAAACCATAATGTCTGACCTGTGTTTGTAAACAAAGCAGTGTTAGTATCGCTATTTATTAAACTAAGTTTTGGCGCAGGTAACGTATATCTTCTATTACTTCTTAAATCAAGAATAGCCACTATTTCTTGGTCATCAAAAACCACTATTTTATTGTTAGGGAATACTTTTCCAACATTATTTCCTTGTATGTCCACCAAATATCTAAATAATAATCTATGTCTATCATTAACTGTTGAATTTATGTAATAATCGGTTGTACCCATATAAAATTTTGCCCCTAATGTACCAAGTGAATGTTCATGTCTATGGTAGTGAATAAATGGAATGTAAACTTCAAAATATTCTGCGTCTGTTAATTCATTTTCGTTTTCATCTAAATAAATCGGATCAGTAGTTAAAGTACTGATATAATCATCATATTTATAAAACCTTTCAGGATCGTTAATTAAGTCACCTAATTCAGAATAATGAATAATGGCAATTGACCTTTGTTCTTCAGGTGTTACGTTTATTAATTCATTATATGAATTTTTATATGATGTTGGGTAAGTTATAGTACCGCCAGTTAAATCTGTGAATGTTTGACCTGTACTTGTGCTATAACCTAAATATTCTTTAGTTGAAGTATGTT